GTCGATCATGTCCTGCATATTCTGCGCAATCACCATCATGGTGCTATCGCCCTGGCTGCGATCAATGCGCTTTGCCTCAGCTGTCTCGGCGCTCAGCTTCTGACCTAGCACTGCGGACAGCCCTAGCTCATTGATCTGCAGCGCAAGCTGCTCAAGCCTGCGGAATTGCGCGTCAAAGCTGCGCCCGGCTGGCTCGATGTACTCAGCGCGGCCTTCGGCTGGGAATGCGATTGCTTCGCCGGGCCCAGCTGACACCTCTTCGGCTGCTGACGGGAACCCGTAGAACGCCAGCATCGGCACGGCTGAGATGTGCAGTTGGTTGTCGAGATCCGACTGCACCTGATAGGTCTTGAGGTTCAGCTCTGCGATATCCTCCAGCGGCGGACGGGATTCCATGAAGTAATGGCGCTGCGCATAGGCAATGGTGAACGGGATCTGATTGAGGCTCGTGCGGCCTTCATCAACGACTGTGAACTCACCACTGTCGGCCTTGCGGTGTATGCGGTACTCGCCAGGCGTCAGCACACGCACCTGCTCGACGGCCTTCTCGCCAAACTCACCATCTGGCACCGTGACCACTTCCGCCAGCCGCAGCTGAGTTAGCACCTGCCTGCCTTCTTGCGTCTCGGTGCGCCAGCCAAGGATCTGCCGGGGTGTGTATGTCACCCAGTAGGGTCTGCCGCCATCAGACGGGGCATCTACCAACGTACCAATGTGGCCATATCGCACCATCTTACGGGCTGCCTCATAGGTCCACACGTTGAGGTCATTACCTTGCAGGTCTACGTCAAATAGCTGCTCACGGATGATGTCAGCGGTGTCGTCCAACCGGACGGGCTTGCGGGTGAGCATGCCCGCCAGCATGCGCTCAAGGCGGATGTAGTACGGCGGGCAGACGCTACGGGATAGGCGGTTGTCGTAGGACTCGTCCAACTCGCGGGGCTCCTGCGGCAGGTATCGGCGATGCTTTTTGCGCATGCCATAGGTGCCCTGCATCAGATCCTCAATCAGCAGCCAATGCGGCTCCTGCGCATACCAATTCGTATTCGGGTCGTTGACCTTTGCTACGGTGCGCTGCGCTAGCGGGCGATCGTATGAACGATAACCTGAGTACATTGATTGCCTACAGGCGTGCTTGTGCGGTTAGTCTAATAGATACGGACTCCAGCAGGCTTGCCAGCTCGCTCATAAAGCGGGTTGAAATCGCTCAGAATTAGATACCCTAGTCCATCCGTCCAATGTTCGATACCTGCTGACTTGTCAATGATGTAATCATCAGACCCCTCTTTGTAAGTTACATTCTTCAGAGCCTTAATAGTGTTTTTGCAGCGTGGATGAACAAACAGCCGAATATGACCACTGGCACTACGAATCATCATATTTGTAGCATTTATCTTGTCTTTCACGGCCCATGGGGCATTTGGACTCATGCAACCAAAACCATGTTGGCGGATAATTTGATGATCAGTTCTACCAGCTGAAGATGTCTTTCGCGCAGAACCAGTTGGATCAGGATAGGCGACAACCTTTCGATCCTTAAATCGTTCTTTCAACATTGCGCATACTTCATCCGTATTAGTTTGCATCACGCTTACTTCGTCCCAAATATGCAATGTATCTCCTACGCGACTGCCAATTACACCGGCTAACACGCTAACGTTAAAGTCAGTACCCCAAAGGATTGGGCCTCCAGTATCCTTGACATCCTCGCTGATATTTTTGTCGTCAAAGTCAGGATACACCCGACCCATAAGCGTTTCAAAACTAGCTAAAAACTCTTGGCGGAAAGTGCGAGCATCCATCTCGCGTTTTGCTACCTCAATTTCACCTGCGGGAACACGCCCTCCGTCCAACGTGGTGTAACTAAATCGCTTCCATGTGGGATCGTCTTGGTGTGCCTCCCACAAGTCGTGAAAGTGATTGAGACCTGCGGGTGTAGTGATATGCCAACACGGCCCACCTGTATCTGCCAATGAAGGTCTAACAACCTCAGGCCACAACTTAGGCTTGCAATAAGCGGCTTCATCAATCACGCATCCAGACAAACTGGTACCACGAAGAGAATCTGGATTGTCAGCACCCATCAAGCAGATAGTTGACCCGTTAGTAAATGTGATGCTTACCTCACCCAGCATGACCTTGGCGACAGATTCCTTTGGCGCAATAGTCTGCAGCATCTTCCATGCAATTCGCTTAGCGGAATCCTGAGTCTTGGTTACATACCAAAACTCTCGGCCACCAGACATGGACAAAGCCCATGTAACTAGGCGCAAAATACTGAGGTAGGTCTTCCCAAAACGGCGCCCACAGCAAAGCATCTTGAAACGAGCATCGGAAAAATAGACCGATCCCTGCGCCTCACCCAATGTCTTCTCTAACTTGGCCACAATCGCACCGTAGTCAACACCTGACTCGCGGTAGATCGGCTCATAAAGAACTCTGCCTCCCAAACATGCAGAAAGGATCGACATTTCCTACGTCAATTTGACTAAGCGAGACTGAAACTGAAGCGAACTTAATGCTGTTCCATTCTGTCCATCGCGGATCGAGTTGTGATAAACCTGCAGCGCCTGTGAGAGAAGTGTGGCAAGCATTTCAGGCCGTTCCAGCTCCCATTGTGCGACGATTTCTTCCTTGGCTGCTCGCATGTAGCGATCGGCGTGACGCTCGCTGATGTTGTAGGTCTTGACCAGCCAGTCGATGGCTTGGCGACGGGTGGCGCCGTGAACCAGCATGTTCACGGTTTGACGAACGCGCATGAGCTGCTGATGGGAAGTGGCTTTATCGCGTGGACGGCCTGGGCTGCCGGGTGGTCGCTCGGGGTCACCGAACAGGTAGCGGTGCCCTGGCATTTCAGCGGTGATGTCCGCGAGTTCACGGGTGTTGCCGTCTTCGTCTCGGGTGCGTGCAGCGTTTCTGTCGCTGGGGCTGGGAGGGTAAGATGCGTTGGAGATTGTTGTTCTGTTGCGGCGTCGTTGCCGGCGGGTTTCCCTTGCTGTTCCGCTCATGCGCTCAGGGTACTGGGTTACTTCTCGATGATGAAGCCAGCGAAGTCGCCGAAGCGAAACCACTGTTTAGCTGATGCAGGGAGAACTGATGGCGAGAGTGCGCGTTGCACACCAGCGAGGGAAAGCTCCTTGGCAACGATTTCAGATGGTGATGTGCCAGAGGCTAGCTTGCCAGCCAGGGTAAGGCGATAGAGGACAGTTGAGAGATAGCCGGCCTCGGGTTCCATTTTGTCGAAGATGATGATGGCGCCACCAGGTCGGCAGGATTCGATGAGGCGGGAGACGAGTGCTGATCGTTCGTGGTAGGGCACGAACATGAGACAGAGGAAGAGGACGGCGAAGTCGAAGGGGTCGTAGTCGTAATCCTCAGCGCGAGCGCGGTGGATCTTGCCTGGAGCGTCGTAGAGGGCAAGCATTTCCTCTGCGGGCTCGATGCCAACGAGTTCAGCATTGCGTGCCTCTAGGACGGATGCTATTGCTTTGCCAATATTGCCAGTCGATGCACCGATGTCATAAGCAAGGCCATTGTCAGGGATGTAGTGCCTAGCGAAATGGGTGATAGAATTGGTTGCAATGTCATACCAGGGCAGCTGTTCACGCACATGTCGATCGAATCCAGACGCAACCGAGGTGTTCTCGAAGGTCCAGTTTTGGGGGATATCCATGCCGATGACGGCCAGGCATTATTGACCAACGTAGCAAACGGTGCAAGGTTTCCCTACATCGAGGTTAGGGAATGTGAGCTAGGACGTGGCGTGTTCGCGGTTGCAGCAGCGCCAAAAGGCAAGCTGCTACTGCGATTTGAGGGGCGGAGACTGAGTTTTGAAGAGCAATGCCAGATGAAGGATGAAGCCAACAGCCTTCAGATTGGCGAGGACTTATACATTGACACCGAGGCTCCAGGCGTATATGTCAACCACTCCTGCCACCCTAACTGCTATGTGAACACCGAGTTTTGGCTGGTGGCTGCTCGTCGCATCGAACCTGGCGAGGAATTGCTGTTTGACTACAGCACTACAATGCTGGAACGGCATTGGGAAATGGAAGGGTGCCGGTGTGGGTCGGTGCTGTGTCGTGGAACGATCCGCGATTTTGATCTGCTGCCAGTCGAGGCTCAGGACTGGTACCTGCGGCAGGGGTGGGTAATGGAGCATGTGCTGCGTCATCGCACCTTGAAGTTGTCACTGACGATGGAAGCTGGTCAGGCAGGGAGTTTGCCTGCCATGCGTCGGTACAGCGCAACTGGATCGGAGAACCCCTCTGGGTTGTAGCGGCGATCCTGCATCAGCACTCTGCCATGGAGGTCTCGGATGCCCGAGACTACTTGGTATGACTGGCGTGGACGGCGGAAGTTGCCTTGGCTGAAGTAGTCCATGAAAGCGCGGATGGTGACGTGCTTTTCGTAGGGCGAGTTCAGGGATGAGAGCTTGAATTGCTTGAACCAGGATTCGATGTCCTTGTGGTAGTAGGGATCGTTGAAAGTCTTGCCATAGGATTGAGCAATTTTGCGGATATGGTATTCGCTGTAGGCTTTGTTGTCGAGGTCTGCGTAACGATGCTGCAGCATATATTGCTCGCCATGTTCGGCATACATCTTCATATAGGCTCTTGAGTTGCAATAGTACGCATCAGCACTCAGGCCAACCACGACATTCTTAGTTTGCATCTGTGGGCAGATATAGAGCCACGGGATCATGCACTGCACAATGGTGCGCTTCATGTGTTCAACCATTGGCAACACCCGCTTGATGTCGGCTACCACAGCAGGCAAGTCACTTGGGATGACTACCGGATGCAGTTCAAGGTCAAAATGCCGGGCTAACTTCCGCGCCGAGTTGAAATCTTCCGAGTTATGACCATCCAGATGGAAGGAGAGGCATCGTGGTTTGTAACCTAGATGGAGGCAGGCAAATAGCACCGTTGTGCTATCTACCCCGCCTGACAGCATCAGCTCAAACGGCTTGGGGATAGCATCGACATGCTTAAGGAACATTTCGCGGAATGTTCCAATGTCTTGCCTCGTCGGCGTCCGTGATGCAAGCTGCTGCTCTGCCACAAGGTTTACTTCATGTCCCATTGATGATACAATAAAAAAGCCGTCCCCTACCACAAGGACGGCTCGGTATATGACCTACCACCACAGCATCATAACATGCCATGGCCTAATAGTCTCTTCCGCCACGAGGAGGCAAGTCGATTATTTGCCGCTGGTGCGCCGTTAGCCGGCGAATCTGTCAGGGAACAGCACTTGCGCTTCATCCATGCTGACAAGCGCAGCGGCAAGGTCTTTCATATCGGACCAGACCAGATGACCCGCAGCCAGATCTCAGATCTGATCGGGTACATCGAGGACTGTCAGCGTCAAGGGTTCAATGTCTACTGGGGACCCAATGGTGGTCCGAAGGCAGACGATGTGACCAGTTGCCGGTTCGTCTTCTTTGAGTGGGATCCCCCGAAAGCGATCGGTGAACAGATGATGCGCGACCCGGCCTTCCGCGAGCAGTGGAAGTCTGAGGCGTTCAGCCGCATCCTCGATGTCGAACTGCCCAAGGTGGTCGGCCCCGAGGTGGATCAGTGGCGGACAGACCTGGCTGCCATGATGTGGACTGGCGGCAAGTCCTGGCATGTGTACCTGCAGCTGGATAAGCCAGCGGCTGTGGACGCCTGGCGTCAGCAGCAGGACTTGTTCAGCAAAGCCATGGGGTCAGACCCACGGATCAAGGATCCGTCTCGGGTTATGCGATTCCCCGGTAGTGCCTACCTGCACTTCAACGAGGTCACCAGACAGATCGAGCACATCGGCAATGCCGAGTTCCTGGCCATCAAACCCTTTCTCTGAACCATGAGCGACGAGGCCCCGAAAGAACCGACGATTTCCGAGAGGCTGGCCCGTAGGGCGGCAGAGCTGCAGGCTCAGCGCGAAGCTGCAGAAGCCGCCGAGCGGCAACAGCGAGAACAGGAACGGCAACAGCGGCAACAGCAGCGATCAGCAATGCCGGGACCGGCTGGAGGTCCGAATGCGGATGGGCGGTACACGCCACTAGCGACTGACGCGAGCGAGGAGCAAAAAGCAGTCGCATGTCTTGAGCGGATCAACGTGCTGGACTATGACGACGATTATGAAGGCTGGGTAGCCATTGGCATGGCATTACACCATGTCAATGACGCATTGCTTGATGCTTGGGATTCATGGTCACAGGGGTCAACGAAGTATCCCGACTTCAAGGTGATGGAGCAGAAGTGGCGCAGCTTTAAAGGTGGCAGTGGCTACAGCCTTGGGACATTGGTTCACCTGGCACGGAAAGCGGATCCTGACTTCCTGATGCCTGGATTCAACGGTGGCGGGATCCAGCATCCCTCGATGCCGGAGTGGGTGCGGGATGGGCTGGAACCCGAGGCGTTGGATCAAATGGCGGTGCTGCAGGAGCACCTGGAGGGCGATCAGATCGAGGATGTGCTCCACGCCCTGCATCAGGAGTGGGGACTACCGATCGACAAGGTGCAGTGGGACTGGATCGACGCTGCAGCCAGCGAACGACGAGAGCTGGATGATCGGATCGGTGCTGACTGCAGCGACTGCATCCCACCACGAACACGAGAGCACCTGAAGAACCTGACACCAGGACTGGAGTACGACCAGCATCTGGCTTTCATGATGTACCTGGCGGCGCTGGGCGGGGCGATGCCGCTCAAATCTGACGCCTATGTGCGTCCTGGATGGGAGGAGCCGCTGACGTTATATCTGGCGATGGCAATGCCTTCGGGCAGCATGAAGTCACCGCTGCTCAAGGCGCTGATCACGAAGCGCTGGGAGGCCGTGGAGAGGCTGCTGGAGGGTCGCTTCCATGAGGCCCATGAGGCGTGGGAGGAAGAGCTGGTGGATTATGAGCAGTGGCGCGGTCCAGGGCAAATGGAGGGCGAGCGAAGGAAGCGTCCGATTGAACCGCTGCAGCCGTCTACCTCGATCCAGGGCAGCGAGGTGAATCCTGAGGGCTTGGCGCGGCACATGATGGGGATGTGCCAGTACGAGTGGGCGCGGCGCTCGGTGCTATGGGCGATGGATGAGGGCGTTGAGGTGCTGAACCGAATGGTCAGCAAAGCCGATAGCAACCGACTCAAGAGCACGTTGCTGACGATGTACGACGGATCATCGGCAAGAGGCGCTCGGGCGAATAGCGATAACGAGCGGTCTTATCCAACTAGCAGGCTCAGCATCATCATGTTGATTCAGGATGATGTATTTGAGGCAGCGATGGTGGACCAGGATTCCGCTGGTGTCACACCACGTTTCCTGATGGTGAAACAGATCAAACGTGCAGGGATAGTCAAGCTGGATCACATGCAGGCATTGCGTGCTCAGACACTGTCAATGGAGGCCAATGCCTTCATTGAGCAGCGGTATGAACTGCTCGGGCGATTTGGCATTGGCGAGCCTGATGACTGGTCCCATCGCATGTTCTTTAGTCAAGAGGCGAACGATGAGCTATGGCGGATCCAGGATTATGTGAATGAGCAGTTGGATAGCACGACCGGGATCCGTCAGGCGATCTGGGGTAAGTACATGGGTCAGGTAGTGCGGGTAGCAGCACTGCTGGAGATTGCCTGGGCACTGGAAGACAACACTCCCGTGATACCACGCGAAGTCACGGAGGTATCCGTGAAACGAGCAGAGAAACTGATCCTGCGTAGCAGCGCCACGATGATGAAAACCCGGATCGAGAGCGTGTTGGATCCGAAGACGGTCAAGGCGTTCCGACGCATTAAGGAGGTGATGCAGCGGAATCGTGATTG